AAATGTGCTCGCCGTCTATAAGCAAAGCGTGTGTTCTCTCGTGATTTAACATCACAAACCAAGTCTCAACATCTAGCGCAACAAACTTGCGTTTACGAGCAGAAAAATGAATCTGCTCATACGGGAAGTATTTGCCACGCCAATTATGTTTGACTTCTACTTCAAAAGCAAACTGTCTGCCCCAGCGTGTCGCCAAAATGTCTATACCAAACTTGTCAGGATTAACCCACGCTTCGTAGCCTTTGCTTTCTAGCCATTCAATGATCTGATACTTTGCCCAATCATCTTCGTCATAATGCTGCTGACTAAATGGTTTATTCACTTGCTCCGCCTTCGTAGTATTCGTGCATTGCAGGTCGCACTAATTCCTCCCAAGTGCTAAGCCTGACCATTACTAAACCTTCGCTGCCCCAATCATCGGGCATCAAAATCGCTCTCGTAGGTTTACGCCTAGAACCAAAATCAGCCTCGTTAGAACGCACCTGAGCCTCTATACGAAGCCACGCCGTAACAGCAGCCCCGATCTGTTTACCTGCTTTAACCTCGTTAGCAAACAGGACATCTTGCCAGCGTTCCTCGTTGCCGTCACCGAACTTGTGTGATGGTGCTACACCGAGACGCTTCCGAGCGACACGCTGCTTGTTCAATCCTTTAGTGCGAGATCTTTTCCCTCGTGCTGTCGGATCAGCGCAACCTTTTACACGCCTGCTGCCGTCTCGTGATGGTCTGCCAAGAGTGCCGAACTTCGGACAATCTTTCAAAGTGCATTTGTCACGATTGCCTTCACAATCGCCTTTGCGTTCCTCAATCCTCATCAGCGTCATCTATCTTCTCACCACAAAAAGGCTTTCGTGGAAGAACACGCTTTACTAAACAGGCACAAAGTTTTGCGTTCATTTCACCATCTCCTTTAATTCTCTACGCAACTTCGCTCGCTGAGGCGGTGTCATACCACCAAAAACACCCCAACGGTCATCAGTGTCCTCTAACACGATAACCATATCTAAACATTCTTGACGCACCGAACAATTAGCGCAGATCGCTAACGCCTCATCGTAACGATGCTCATTCAGGGTTCTGTGATCAGGGAAAAATATAATTGCCTTCTTGCCACGACACGCAGCATCTTCAGACCAATGTTCACGACTCACTAAAAAACCTCGCAATCAAATCGTTTATCTCACCAAACTTAAAGATCGCTTCACGCAGATCATCAAGCGACTGTCTATCTGTGCCGTCAAAGACTACGACTCTGCGAGCGCAATCAATGACGACACCGATAGCAAACTCATACGCCATCTGTAATTCTTCAGAAGGGTTCTTCATTGGTTTTCTTCTGGCGTATACCCATCAAATGTTTGATTAGGTCAGAACCTTCTTTAGTGGTCAGCGTATTCAAGTTTGTTTTGTCAAATAGTTGCTTCAAGATCGCACTGATATCTCCATCAGCAACTTCTTTCGCCAACGATGACACTAAGCCTTTCTGTTTGTCTGATATTAGGCTGCCGATCTTCGCTGTGGATTTCGGGGGTGTAGAGAACGCTTGTTCAATTTGCTCGTCACTCAACACTTCCTGATGGCTGATTTTTGGTTGAACATTCGCTGGGTGCGCCTGTTTGCTCTTTTGAACCTCAACTTGACTCATCGGGTAACTCGTATAAACGCTGCTGACATTGTTGCGTGGTGCTTCCCAATCTTGTTTAGACCAGAGCGATAGGCAGATGCCGAAGCGCATCGCTGCGTTTCGCAAGAAGTCGCCTACAAGTTCTTTATCAAGGTCAGGTTTGTCTGACCGTACTGAACCGACACCGACAAGCGATTTACCTAACAGTGTGAGTGTTCCCCACATTGTCGCTACACCGTTTGCTTCGTGTATTGCTGGTCTGCCATCAACCCAAGCGACAGGCTGCCAATTCCACATCGGGTCAATCTCAATCAATATGCGAGTGATCTCTGCGTGACTCACATAAGCAAGATTGATTCCGTTGCGTGGTATCGTGCCGACAATTTTTGGGTCGGGTGTTGCGTATTGCTCTAACACTGCTTTAAGCAGTAGTGCTTCTGTTTCATTACTCATTTCTTTGCCTTCTCTCTGTGTGTTCTCATCACACGATATGGGTTTCCTTGTTTTTCATATTGCTTAACTAACTCTGGGTGATCGGCACGAAGTCTCGCCGTGTCCAACGATTTCTTGCCTGCCTGCTGAGTCCACGAAATAATCTTCTGCCCATTAAATATACCGATCTCGTGGTTCAACATCATCTGAGCAAGAGCATCTTTGATTCGTGCCTCAGTATCGCTTGCTTCTTTTGAAGTCGCCCGTGCCTTCTCAAGATCAATAACTAACTGTGCTGCTGTTACATCCAACTCAATTATTGTTGGTGTCGCTTTCCAGATACGAGCGATGTCATCTGCGCTAAAGTTGTTGATCTCGTCAAGTGGTGGCGTGTTGTTATCAACCCAATCACCAAACACATCTGCTTCTAAACGCAGAGCGTCAATCGCCACTTCGTTCTTAGGCAACTCAACAACGCTAATCTTCAAGTCACGGTCAAGCACCGAGAACCAGACAGGGCATTCAAGAACCGCTTGTTGCGCCCAGCCCTGCCAAAGCCATTCAATCGGCAAATCGTTTTGATCATAAATTGAATAGCGTGTAGTCGTCTTTGCTTCAATAACCAACTCAGGCTGAATTGAGTTATCTACACCATCAAGAGACACCGATAATCTGCCGTCACGATAAATAGATTCAGGCGTAAAAAATGTGTATCCCAATTCTTCTGATGCTGCTTCAAGCAACGGTTTCTCAAGCAGATTGCCACGCCTAAAGATCGCTGACTCTGCTTGCTCTTGAGGCTCGTTTAATTTGTCTGCGAACAACTCTGCCCTCGTCTTGTAAGGCGAAGCGTTCATCAGCGCAGGTATATCGGAAGCCCCGAAAACACACTTCCCTAGATCATCTCGCCATCTAGTTAATAGCCATTCTTTGCTTCCGTGTTTCGGTTTCGGTATTCGTTCCATCTCAGTCCTTCTTTCTATGTTTGTTTATGTTGATCTCATTATTACTTATGGGTGTTACAGGGTTGTTTGCCGATGTTTAACCCCAAACCATTTCTTCTAATGCCCAGATTTCTTCAATATCTGAGAACTTGATTTCAGTTTCAGACAAGTTACCTTTGACAACATTCCAGCATTCAATCACGAGGCTGTCCTCGTTTATGCCTACTATCTGCCCGTCATAATCTGTATGCCCGTTCACCACTTTGATTAAGTAGTAATCCCCGAATTCAATTACCTTTTTTATTGCATCAATTTCTTGGCTTTCTGATTTCATTTTGTCTCTTTCATTGTTCGTTTTGTTATTGAATTGCTTTCTTTGTTTTCATTCCGATTAAGCCGTTCAGGTCACTCCAGATATCTTTCCAAGCATCAATCTTGTAGTCGTATCCATGCGCCGATCTGCCTGTTGTTTCATCTTCGTAGATCAATGTGCGATCCAACAAAAAAATCGCATATTCCCAACCTTGCCAATCTGAACATTTGTAGATGTCAATTTTTACATTTAACTTCGCTGCTAACGCTTCGCATTTCTTCTTCATAAGTCCTCCTCTTAAACTTTTGTTATTGGTTCTCTATTTGTTTTCTGACATTTGCTGCTGCTCGTTCAAACGCTAATCCGAGATTACCGAAGTCAGATCGGAAGTCTGGGTCTGCGTAGAAGTCGGCATCGCTTAAGAACTCTTTGATTGCTGCTCCGTTCATTTCAACTGTCGTAATTGTCTTTGTGTATTTGATAATTGTGTATCTGCAATTTGAGTCTTCAGAACTAATCATCTGTTGAATGTCTGTATTCGTTTCATCTCTGTAATACAATCTGCTTGCGTGATCGTCTAAAGCCCTCGTTGATATCTTTAGTCTCATAAGCCCTCCTCTTGACTTATCGGGCGTTTGCCCGATACCTACATTCTAGCCGAACGGCTACCGATCTCCTAATCATCTAAAACCCTAGCCTTATAAGGGTTTCAAGGCTTCTCGTCTATCGCCGCATTCGGTAAAAGCCAATCAATCTTGTCTTCTGCCTGCGCTTGAATAATCCAATCAACCGAGTAGCCCCAAGTGCTGACCTTCGCAAACGATATCTCGCAACCCCAACGCCTCTGCCAGACATCTCTAAGGCAGTGATAGAACTCTCGTGAGTGAACATCTCTCGCACCGTTCCTGATTATCGGAGGAACTGCACAGTGACAAAGTTCGTGCGCTAATACTTCCCATACACGCTGACTACGAGACACGCTTTGAGACCGATCAACATTTACCTGAATATGATTCGCCCAAGTCGCAGCGTGACCATACTGCCTACCACGATTCTGACCTTTCGCAATCGTAATAGATGGTAGTCGCTTACCTTTATGATACGGCTGCATCAAAGTCCAAATGCGTTCCGCCTCTTTCCGAATCATCTTCGCCCGTATCTGATCAATACGCTGCTGTTGTTTCTTCGGCTTTAACTTCTTTGCGATACGAACACGCTTCGCTTTTCGCTTCTGCCGAACTACAGCCGTACGCTTCTCTCTCTGCTTCTCTAACGAAGGTGCTAACCGATCTACTAGCCTGCCAGACTTCGCTGAGCAAGGCAGACAGTATCGCCGCACATCATTCCTTCGTGGCTTCATCGGTGCCAATAGCCCGTCATTACAAATCGGGCATTTCCATCTCGCTTGTTTAGTCATAGTCCTCCTCTTGAACTTTGATTGTTGTCTAGTTTATTTCTTCTCTGGTTGAACCATCTTCACTTGACGATGCTTATTCGCACAAGTTGGTTTACCACTTAACTTGATATGTGTGATTATTTGATTTGCGCAAGTTGTGCAAATCCATTTCTGATTTACTCGCATTAGTCCTCCTCTTGAACTAATCAGATTATTGATCTGATATAACCATTATAGCAGATACAAAAACTTGTAAAATCCAAAAACATCAAAAACAACAAAACTGCCTAAGCCAGATAAGGCTCAAAAAAAATTAAAAAAAATATTGACGCATTTTTTTGCTTACAAAACTTTTCTAAAAAAACGAGGAGTTGCCCCAACATTTCTGCTGAGGCAACTCAACTCGTATGCGCAGGCGGAGAAGGAGAACGCCTCGCACAACTTTTCAGATTACTTGATTACGCCCACTAATTGCATCGGCACACAAAACCTTCATAGACCTGACCATTTCTACAGGTACAGCCAAAATATGGTCGCACTCATCACCCGTCAAACTTTGCGCTAACACAATATGTTTTGGTTTCGCATTAGGTAACAAGAAACCGACACTCTCAACCACAGCAGGCTCAACATCAATATCAGCAACATCAATCCAAGTATCGGCAACCGAATGGGCATCGCGCCAAAAAACAAGCACAACAGGTACCATACCTC